AGGGGAGACACTCCTCCCTGGTATAACCAGCCTTATTTTAAGTCTCTCACAGCATGCAATAGTGTTCTCGCTAGAGCATCTGTCGGAGCGGGTCTAAACTTCTGTTTATACCACTCTGGAACATTGTCTTGTTTACGGACAATGTCGACATCCACAACCTGAATCGGTCCGCCGACAAACGGAACGATTGGACTACGATGTAGTCGTGTGGGTTCGAGTTCGTCTTGTGCCATCGCAAGATGACAGAAGAACGAACTTCCGATACTCTCTGTTAACCCAGATAGAGTAAGCCTAATACCAATTAACTCTTGAAGAGTCTGGTAGAAGGTCTTCGAACGTAGACTAGCTTTGTTAGCATAGCCTGCAATTCTGCCTCGTATCTGCTTAGGGAGATACTCGTATTTCACCTCGACACCTGTGGCACGCTGGTAATCAAAAAGATTATTCCAGGTGATTACAGAGTGGTCAGAGATATACCTAGCAGGCTGGTTCTTGATGAGAACCTGCCCTGCGAACTCAACTAGGTTGTGTTCGTAGGATTTATGAAGGGAGAGAGGTATTCCTCTACCCGTCATCTGCTGAATATACGAGTTCCTAAGTCTTTTCTTGGAAATGAGGACATCATCACCCAATATACAATAAGGGCTATGACCGTACCCCTCCTTGAGAGCTAGGCTTTCAAGGAATAGGTTATGAGTCAGACCCAGTATTGGGAATGATGGTAGAGTCCCTAACGGTTGACCTACGGTCCACCGTGAGATATTGGAACCGTTTCTCCAAGGGCCTCTGGCCACTTGATAGAATAAGTCCCTAGAAATCTGGATATCCATACTAGATGGAATATTCAGAAATTCCTCTATTTTCTCAAACCAAGAAAGAGGTAGGTTATCCGTAGCTTTGGACAGGTCTACAGAACCCAGATAATTCCCAGTATTAATCCTTTTGAGATTTTTCCTGGTGAACTTTGTCTGGTTGTAGGTCGCGTCTCTATCCAACCTTTTCAGGATGGAATGGAGATAATGATTATAGGGAGTCAGGCCCAACTGTATAAAACGGTTAGGGACTGCTATCGGACGACGTCCGACCGTACCCTTCTTCGGTATATGATGTACCTCTCCTACACAAGGTGTAGAAGAAAGGTATTGCTTTGCTTCATCAAAGGCAAAGAAACCATAGTCACGGTCATATTCATAACCGTACATTAGGTCATCACTAATACCGTTGGCCAAGTGAGACTGAAGCCAGTAATAGGCCTCTGCACTCACAGGGCTATCATATCCAAAGCAATCGCCAGCTTCTGGACTGAGATATAACCATCTCTTAAGATCGGCATCAAAAGATGCAGATCCGAGACCGTCATAATCTCGGTACATCGCTGGCTGCGGCGCGAGACCAGGGATGAAGTAGTCAAGGGACTTCTCTTCCTTAATAGGAGAAAGAAGTCTTCCATGCCATGTTTTCCAGTAATCCATCCATTGGTTAAGTTCGTGATACGAACAGTACCTATGGTATGGATGACCAGGATTCCTCCTAGCTGCCCAATAAGCAGCCCTCTTACTAGATAAACTAGTACGGAGGGTTCTCAACCAATAGGTCAAGAACTTTGGAACAGAATTCTGGCGGTCGGCACGACGGTCTATATCAAGTAAAACTTGATGAAAATCGTCTGCTGACTCTTCTGGAGTAACTACAGGTTCGTGAAAGCCACAGTAAAGCTTGACAAAATCAAGCGTATAATGTGGACACGTATCCATGTAGTCAAACAGCATCCTTAACCAACCGCTTTCTTTGAAAGGCGCTTGGCGGATGTACTCATCCCTACGTTCCAATCTGTGTAAATCGGAACGGTATGCCATCAATGTCTCCTTGAGGCTTTTAAACCTCTCGGAAGCAAAATGGCTGCCATTGCATTTCACCATAGTACCATACTTCTTGACAAAGAAAGTTTTCATCTTTCTGTTGAGAGGTATGCTACTGATGATTGCTGTGTTGGTTCCTTGTTGATGTTGTTTAAACATCTCATCTCACATCCTTTCTTGGAAGTGGGAGAACCCACACGTGACGAATCACAGTATTAGGAATCGAACCCACAGGGGCATTAGAACCTGTGAGTATGGTCTAGCATGCATTGCTACAGGCTAG